GTTCCGAACTGCCACGCGGCGCGGGCCTTCAGGCGTTTCCCTCGGCTGCCAGGGCACGCAGAGGGCGATAAACCGCGTCAAAGAACGCGGTGGCCATCTCCTCATGCCGCATCAGCAGCGCCGCGCGATCGGGCGTCAGATCAAGAGGCTGGCCGGCGGCGTCCGAAACGCCGCGCCACTCCACGATGGCATAGCGCGCCAGCGCCTCCACCAGAGATGCAAAGCCAAGCCCGGCCATCAGCGCAGCATCGCTTCGATCCGCCTCCGGGACCTCCTCCATGGCCCGCCGCGCCGCTGATTGCGCCGCGACGATCACTGCGGTTGTAACCGGGCGCACGCGCACAGAAACGCCATGCGGCAGTTCCACCCAGCGCGGCTCGGTCGGAATGTCAAGCGTGATCATGCGTAGCTCGCCACGCCGTTGCGCAGGGTGACGGTGAGCGAGGGACCGCCGTCAGCCGATGCTCGGAAGTCGAAGGTCACCGCCACGCCGCCAGGACCGTCCACCTCAGCACGCGGCTTGGACAGGAATGCGCGCGGAATGTTGAACGCCACTTCGCGGGTTGTCGTCTTCCGGAAGCCCAAAGTGATGTCAACGGGCGTGTCTGCCAGGGCGTCAGGCAGGAGACCGCCGGAGGCGAATCGCGCAGTGATGCGCCCCGTCACGCTTGTGCCGCCAGGCTCGGCCTCTTCGATCTTCCGGTCGGCGCGGATGGTGCGCAGCGGTTCGATGCCGTTGGAGATGTCAAGCGTGGCGTCGGTGACAAGCGCCAGCGGCGTCGTGTCCTTGAGAATGCGGCCCTGGGCACGATTGAAGTTCTCGCCCGTCGCGGTGGTGGGCGTGCCATGCACGGCGGTGGCTTGCAGGTCCCCGCCCTGGGCCATCAGGCCGAGCCGCGCTGTCGCAGGCCCGGTCGGGCTGAAGCCGATGGACATGGTTCCCGCACGGACGCCCGTCAGCACCAGATACCGGTCCGTCAGAACCGCGCCGTAGTCAAGCGACAGGCTGCTCGATGGCAACATTGCCGCGCCAGACGTGAAGGTATGCACGAAGTTCGGGCTGGTGCCGGTCGTGGTCGGGGGGCCGAACAGAAGGCGAAGCCAATGGCCGAAGCCGTCATGGTTGATCGGGATTTCGACCTCGCCCTCGGTGTCGATCTCGCCGAGGATCGGATCGCCGGGGTCGCGCCCTTGGCCAAGGCCGAGCACGCGCACGTCAAGCAGCTGCTGCGACACACCGAGGCTCGCGCGCAGGAAGCCGAGCCGGGTGTAGTTGCCGGTTGCGAGGGTTCCGTAAGTGGTCTCAGGCTTGATGTAGAGATTGGCGTTGGCGCCGATCACGCCGGGCATGGCGGGGCTCCTTCGTCTGACGTTGCGGGATGTTGCACGGCAGGATTAGCCGAGCGGAGTGCCGGTGGCGGTGAACCAGAGGGTGATTGGCAACAGCGCTGATCTCAGCGCGGATGCGCCGTCGACCGGGACCGCTTCGATCAGCGGCGAACCAGGCTCGGCCCATTCGACCGCGCCGCTCAGCGTGCGATCGGCGACGATGGCGCCAGACACCATGCCGAGGATGTCCTCCAACCGGGAGATGCGTGTCGCCTCGGTCGCGGCGCCGACGGTGATCTCCAGCTCGGCGCGATGGCGGATGGCGTAGGCGAGCGGCGAGAGCATCCCCGTCGCCTCCTCGGTCTCCCCCTCCTGCAGCACCATCACGCCCCCCGCGGGCAGGTTCTGCGGCACCGTCTCGTTGCGCAGCAGCGTCGGCGCCGGGGACAGGCTGGTGCGGGCCGTATCCAGCACCTGGAACAGGGCGGCGATGGCGGCTTCGCGCGTGCTGGTCGTCATGCTTCCCGGCTCCAGCGGCTGCGCAGGCTGGTCTCCATCCGCGCGGATGCGGCGCGCGCGACGGCGGCGATGTCGAGGCGCTTGGACAGGCGGAGCTCCGGCACGAGCAGGAACATCGGCGCGAAGCCTTGCGCGAGCAGCCGTTGCGTCAGCTTGCCGCGGGAGAGATAGGCGCCGCGCAGCGTGGTGCCGCGCGCGCCGACCTGCAGCAGGTTCCCGGCGATGGCGATGTCGGAGATCCGCCCCGCCGCCGAGCGCCGCTGTGCCTGCGTCACCCGCAGGCACCACAGCTTGTTGCGGCTGCCCTTGACGGCCAGCACGAAGGCGGCGCGGCTGGCGGCCATCTGCGCGGGCGTGACGCGCGGCCTGGAGGTACGCAGCCCGCCGCGGCGGTTGGCGTCCAGGGGCACCGCCAGGAACTTCCCCGCACCCTTGGGACGGATCACCGCGCCGCGATCGAACGCGTCGATGATGGCCGGGGCGCGAGACGACACCAGGGCGGCCGGGCGCAGCGTCGGCGCGCTGGTGGGATAGACCCCCAGCCGCCAGGTGTTGGCGAGCCGCGCGCTGCGCGCGCCGAAGGCGCTGCGGACCTGGCCGCGGAGCTGCTCCTGCGTCCAGCGGCCGGTGTCGGTGACGGCGCCGCGCGCAGCGCGCTGGCCGGCGGCGACCTCGGCGGCCATCAGGCTGCGGAGATCGCCCGTCACGACGGCAGTGAGGCCGAGCGTCATGCTCCTGGCTCACCCGGAGCAGTGCTCGACATGGGTGCGCAGATCCTCGCGCTCCGACGCGATGGTCTGGAACTCGGCCATTGCCACTCTCCCTCACCGCCTGCACGCGACGCGCCACGCGGTGCCGGTGGCATCGCGCAGCGCGCTCTGAACGACCAGCGTGGTCGAGCCGATCGTGAAGGTGTCGCCCGGCAGCACGTCGGGCCGTGCCGCCACCGGCACCGTCAGGATGTCGGTGGCGGTGATCACGCCGCTGTCGAAGGCGGAGGAGACCTCGTCGGGGGCGGAGCGGATCACGCGGAGCTGGGCTGGCGTGCCATTTCCGCGCTGCCACGTCGCGGCGACGCCGAGATTGACGTCCGCCACCAGCGCCGCCATCGCCGCGGCGAAGGCGCTCATGCGCCGTCCGCCATGCGCTGCGCGACGGGCCGCACCATCATGCGCCGGACGCCGGCACGCGCTCGAGGGTCGCTCGCACGTTCGCATCCGCCGCCGCTGCGGCCACCGTGCAGATGGCCACCTGAAAGTTGCCCGTGGCGGTGGTGGTGAGGCGGCGGTTGGTGTTGTCCCAGAACAGCCGCGCGCCGGCCGTGATGGCCTGCCCCGGTTCCTTGGGCAGCTCGAACTCGCCGCGGGTCTCGCACTCGACGGTTTCGTTCTGCGCCGCGTCCGATGCGGCGACGCCGAAGAACGCGCCGACCAGCATACCCTGGCCAGAGAGGATGCCGCCGGAATAGGGCACGACCATGGGGATGGAGCGCGCGTCGGGGCGGATGCAGTTGCGCATGGTTGGATCTCCTGAAACGCAGAGGACGCCGCAAAGACGCCCTCTGCATGGGGTTGTGATGGAAAGGGGACGCCGGGATTACGTCCCCGGGTTGAACCAGCCGCCACGGTAGTCGATGGCGCCGACGCCGAAGTCGAAGATCACGCTCACCTCGACGCCATCGGCGCCCTGCACGGGGCCGGTGGTGACCTGCGGTCCCTCCGCGCCGTTGAGGTAGCCGTAGGTGTAGACCGGCGCCGAGGACGGCTCGGCGAAGAGATACCAGCGGTTGTTGGGGATCAGCGGCTCGACGATCGGCTGCAGCAGCCCGGAATAGGGGTTCACGTTGCCCGAGCTCGACGGCGTGATCGCCGTCGTGATCTTGAGCGCCGTCAGTTCGAGCGACGGCCCGACCAGCAGGCGCATGTTCCGCCCGAGCGAGATCGGCAGGCCATCCAGCGTCTTCTGCCGCATCATGGCAGCGCGACCGACACCGATATTGGTCTCATCGAGCGCCGTGCCAGACGTGGCCTTGTTGGCGCGTGCCGTGCCGGTCCCGAACACCGTGCCGCCGGCGGTTTCCAGCGTCGGGCCATCGCCATTGGCGAGGTTGACCAGGGCATAGGCGGTGGCGTTCTCGAAGTCGGTGACGCGCCGACCGATCATGGAGGCGAAGTCGGTGAAGGCGCCGAGATCGTCGTTCACCAGCATCTGGCGCGTCACACGGACGCGCCGGGCGAAGGTGCTGAGGCTCACCGTCTCCCGGCTCTCGCCGATGGTGCCGACCTGGATCTCACCATTCTCGGCGAGCGCCAGGAGATTGGGGAAGTCGCCGACGCGCAGGTAACGGTGCGGCTTGAAGTCGCGGAAGTCGCGCCGCAGCATGATCTGCCGGTAGGTCGGGGTCGCCAGCGCGTAGGTCGCGAGCAACATCTTGTTCGCGGCAGCCGAGAGCAGCAGCGGGAAGTCCGAGGTGGTGTGGAAAGCACGCTCGGCGAGGCGGGCGGGCTCGCGCGGGATCTGGCGCTCGCCGCTGCGGGCGAGCAGCTCGCGGATCATGTCGGACGGGCGCCAGCCCAGGAACTCGACGTGACGCCCATTGCCCTTCGGCTGGTAGCCGGGCATGGCGCGGACGGCGATCGCCTCGGCCATGGCCTCGCGGATAGCGACAGGGTCATCATTGCCAGGGCCGGTCTCCGGACGGGCGGGGATGGAGGGGCGCGTCCCCTCGCTGACCAGGAGATCGAACAGGGCGCGGCGGACCTGCTCGCCGCTCCAACCGCGCTCCACCGCCTCACTGCGGACGGGGGCGATGCGGTCGGCCGGCAGCAGAGCGCGCGCGGCCTCGACGGCGGTGTCGATGGCCGCGATGCGCTCGCGTTCGGCACGCTGCGCCTCGGCGCGGATGGCGTCGATGTCGGGCGCGGCCCGGGCGGATTCGACCGGCGGGGTCGTGGAAGAGGTGGCGTTCACGATGTTCTCCTGGTGCGAGGGGATGGACGGCGCGGCGGAGGGCGGCGCCGCGGGCGGGGCTGCCGGGGTCTCCGGCGTCGTCTCGGGCATGCTGAGTTCCTCTGACAGGGCTGGTTCGACAGCGACGGCAGGCGCGCCCTGATGCGCCTCGCCACGCACTGCGGCATCCCGGTCCACCGGGACCGGCACGACGGAGATCTCGAAGGGCTCCCAATCCACGGCGCGGTGGACGGTCTCGCCAGTCGCGACGTCGGGCCGCGTCTCGTAGCGGTGCACGCGATAGCCGACGCTGACCGCGCGCAGCGTGCCATCGGCGATGCGCTGCCAGACCGGCTCCACATCTGCCGCGGTGGAGAACTGCAGCGTTGCGTACCCGCGGCCGCGCTCGAGGCGGGCGGCGGTCACGCGTCCGAGCACGTCGCGGGCGCCGCCACGGCGATGGGTGTCGAGTACCGGGGCGCGGCCCGAGCGCAGCGCGTCCATGCGCACCGCATTCGGCGACATCTCCAGCTCCTCGGTGATCAGCCCGAGGGTGGGGACGAAGTTGCGGGCGCGGGCGCCGGTGCTCCACACCACCTCGACGGTGCGGGCGGCGCGATCGACGGTGGCAGGCGCGGCAATCGCGCGCTGCGCCAAGATGGGCGCAGCAGCAAGCTCCGGTGCGGGGTCTCCCCCGCCCGGTTCGATGATGTCCGTCATGGTCAGCCCTGTGCTGGGATCTCGCGCGGCGGGGCCGCGGCGCCGGTGGCGGC